GCCAAAGGCCATCAAATTACCATGAGTGATTCAGGCAACTTCTTCTACATCATACATGCCAATGGACAAACATGGATTGAACTTGGCCTTGAAGGCACTGTGGATATTTTTAGCACCAACTCAGTTAATGTACGCACACAAGGTGACATCAACTTGCATGCTGATCGTGATATCAACATGTATGCCGGCCGTAATATCAATGCCAAGTCTAAAGAAAACATCACTCTTGAAGCAGAAATGAATTTAACTGCTACAGCACAAGAAAACTTAAAGCTCTACAGCAAAAGTTACATTGGAGTAAAATCTGATGGTTCGTTGGCTTTGCAAAGCAGTAACGGATCGTGGAATGGTGGCGGCACTCTGATATTTTCCGCAGGCGGAATTGACCTCAACGGCCCCAGTGCCGCAGAAGTTACCGCTCCACGACCTTTGGTTAAAACTGTTATGGATGACACAGAGTTTAACACCAGCACTGGTTGGCAGACTTTGCCTGATGGACTTGAAAGTATTGTGAGCCGTGCTCCTACACATGAACCCTACAGCTATCACAATGAAGGAGTTGACGTCAAAGTAAACTTAGAAGAAGGTACTCCTACACCACCACCAGGTGCTGAGCCTGTTCCTGCAGGTGTTGAAATAAGGGCAGAATAACATGGCAAGTTATACATTTAATTTAGAACAATATGTGAAATCCCCAAGCGATGCAGAGGGCACCGCTAAACAATTTACCATTGAAGGTCCAGCTACTCTCACTAGAGAACAAGCACAGGCAATATTTGAAAAACAAGTTAAAACTGGGGGCTTAACAGGTTTCAAAGCAGGTGATGTTCTTAGTGCTGCCACACAGGCTGCCTCCGGACTTGCAGGTGCACAAGCACAATTAGCTGGAGGGATAAGCAGCCTAGGAGCATTGGTCAGCAAGGCCACCAATGGAATTACTTCTGCGTTGACCAACTTGCCAGTGCTGAACGGCATCAATCCTGGAGACTTTGCAAAACAGCTACCTGGATTAACCAGCATTGGATCTATAGATGCCAGTCAAGTCACTGGTGTTCTAGCACAGGCTGGCAAACTGACAGGACAACCATCTGACCTGTTGACCAATGCTGTAGGTGTGGGAAATTTTGGCCTTGACGCCAATCAGTTGGAAACTGCAGGCTACGTCAAACCAGGAACTGCTGCCAAATACTTGTCAACTGGACAAAACTCACTAACATCAGTGCTTAAAAGTCCGTCAGTATGGACAGGCAAAGATGGTATAAATCAAGTAGAAAATTTGTTAACCAATCCAGCGGCACAGAATAAGATTCAACAAGGCCTCATGACCACTGGTGTGGCACAACTTACCACGCTTGGACTACCTACCGACAAGTTAAACCCACAACTACTCAGCGGAGTGGCACTAAACGCAGCCAAGAGTGTTACAGATACATTGGCCTGGGCCAAAGGAGCATCAGGATTGCCCGCAAGTGTTACTGACAGTTTTAACCAAGTGGCCAAAGACGGAGCATTTGCAGTTAATCTAGTTGATGAAAAGATTGGCAACGAAACATTGAACATCAAAGCAATCACTGGATCGTCAAATACTGTCAACAGATCTACATTAAACGCCGCCTTGGGACGAGTTGTTGGTAACGAAAAAATACCAAAACTAAGTTACAGTGGTGGAGTGTTTGACGAAGCAGCAACACTGGCACTAAAAACAATCAGTCAGAATGTTGCAATCGTTGAGTCCAAAGCCAATAACATTTTTAGTGAGGATCTAACATCTGACACAGTGGATTCTAGAGAAGCCAGAATAACTGCACTAAAGAGTGAAGCAACTGCAGCCTTGGCCAGCCTACAAGCACTAAAATCCACCAGCACATCTCCAGCATTCCTTACCAAAATTGATCTGGTCATAGTCAATGTTGAGTTATTGATAGAACTGCTGGACAAAGACATAACAAATATTCAGCGGTTCAAAGCTGATATACAAAGCATATAAATATTATCATGACTACATTCATTGGGTTTAACACTATAGATCAGTACAAAAAGTTCACTCTGACAGATTTTGAACTGATCAAACGTGACCTGTTGAATGCATTTAACATACGTCAAGGCCAGTTGCCTGGCCGACCTGCATATGGCACAGTGCTATGGGACTATGTGTTTGAACCACAAACAACACAAACACAAAATTCAATCAACGCTGAAGTACAACGTGTAGCAGGCGGTGACCCTAGAATATTCATCAGCGATGTACAAAGCTATCCTCAGGAAAATGGCATCTTGATTGAAGTGCAACTCACAGTGGTGCCCACACAAAACGCTGAAATACTCAGCATCTTTTTTGATCAACAACAGCGCAAAGCCTCCTACGTATAACTACGCCGTTTTTAGTAACCATAAATACTCTGAGGTTACAGAACAATGGCAACAACCACTAGACAAACAGCAATATTTGGCGTAGAAGATTGGAAGCAAATCTATCAAACGTATAGAGAAGCAGACTTTCAAAGCTACGATTTTGAAACTCTACGCAAGAGTTTTGTAGACTATCTACGTCTGTATTATCCAGAAACATTCAATGACTACATTGAGTCAAGTGAATTTATTGCGCTCTTGGACATTATTGCGTTCATGGGACAAAGTCTTGCATTTCGTACTGATCTTAACACTCGCGAAAACTACATGGACACAGCTGAACGTAGAGATTCAGTTGTGCGCCTTGCCAATCTAGTTAGCTACAGCCCCAAGCGCAACACAGCCTCACAAGGCTTGTTGAAAGTATTCAATGTTACCACAACAGAAAACGTTGTGGACTACAACGGCATTAACTTGGCCAACGTTACTGTGGACTGGGCTGATCCCACGAACCCAGACTGGCAAGAGCAGTTTACTGCTATTATCAATGCTGCCATGGTTGATACACAACGTGTGGGTCGTCCAGGCAATCGTCAAACTTTGCTAGGTGTGCGCACTGATGAATACGCATTAAATTTGATTCCTGGCTTCTTGCCTGTGATTCCTTACACAGCTACAGTTGACGGGGTGAACATGCCATTTGAAGCAATTACTTCTACGTCAGTTGGTAGAGATTACTTGTATGAACCAAGTCCTGTGCCCAACGCACCATTTAATATTTTGTTTCGCAATGACCAGTTAGGCTTTGCCAGCGCCAACACAGGCTACTTCTTTGCATTTAAACAAGGCACATTGCAGAACACAGACTTTAATCTTGCTGAACGTATTAGTAATCGCACAGTCAACATCAACGTTGAAGGTGTCAACAACGAAGACCGTTGGTTGTTTCAGTTGGACAATGTTGGCAATATCAATCGTGAGTGGGCCTATGTAGAAAGTGTATATACCGCAGCCGCAGAGCAACAAGTGGAACTGCGCCCAATTTATTCAACTACCAGTCGTGCCAATGATCAGATCACGTTGGTGTTTGGTGATGGCGTGTTCTCAGAGATTCCTGTGGGCATCTTCCGTTGCTACACTCGTGCAAGTAATGGATTGCAATACATTATCAATCCTGAAGAAATGCAAAACGTTGCATTGCCAATCAGTTACACTGATCGTAATGGCAACTTGCAAACTATCACATTCACCTGTGGCATTACACAACCTGTGAGCAATGCTCAAGCACGTGAAACTATTGATCAGATCAAACAACGTGCTCCTGCTCAGTACTACACTCAGAATCGCATGGTCAATGGAGAAGACTATAATCTTTTCCCATACACTGCATACAATAGTATTATCAAATCCAAAGCCCTGAACCGTAGTTCAATTGGCACCAGTCGATACCTTGATCTAGTTGACAACACTGGCAAGTACTCGTCTACTAACACATTTTCTAGTGATGGTGCATTGTGGGAACAAAATATTCTTCCCACTATTTTATTCAGTTGGATCAATCGTAACGAAATTGCAGACTTTATTACCAACCAAGCACAGCCTGCACTAGGTGAAGATACCATGAAGCAGTTTTACTACGCCAACTTCCCACGTATTGATACCATCAATTCAGGCGCAACTGCTGGCAGTACTTGGCAGCAGTCAACCACCTTGGCCAATGAAACCACTGGTTACTTTGAAAATTCTGTAGGCAATGCTATACCTGTTGGCTCAAGTACCTCAACAGACTTTCGGTATGTACAAGTGGGTAGCCTGATTGAGTTCATTGCTCCTACTATTAATGGTGTAGCATATTACTTTGATAAAAACAACAAACTACAACCTGGCGTACCAACCAAGCCTGATGAAAAAACATCAATCTGGGCCGCACCTCAAGCCATTATTGGAGATGGATACAATGGCGGTACAGGCAATTTGTTAAGTGGCGCAGGCCCGGTGACCATCAACAACTTTGTGCCCACAGGAGCTGTTGTCAACACTATTATTCCGTTGTTTACAACAGACTTGCCAGTGAGTATTGAACAACAAATGGCTGAACAGATTGAATTGTTCCGCGATTTTGGCTTGGGCTATGACAGTACCGGTACTATAACAGGAACTATTGGATCTTGGTATCTTATTACCAGTACAAATCTTGACGCAGATGCCACCTGGAGCCAAACCAATGCTGGATCAACGTCGGGCACAAATCAAGATGCCAGTTGGTTAGTACAATTTGTAGTAGAGAATCAAAACTACACAGTGACTTTTCGTGGCCTTGCGTATTACTTTGGGTCAGTGTTGCAAACACGATTCTTCTTCTATGAAAATCAATTGATTTACGATAGTCGCACAGGTACCATCATCAAAGACTTTATCAATGTGTTGGCCATGAACTCGCAACCTGCATCATCATCTCCATTGCAAGGCGATGTAGTAATGAACATTATTGGACAGCCAGTTGAGAGCGACGGATATGTTGATGATTTCCAAGTATTAGTCAGCTATCGAGACAGTGACAATGATGGCGTACCTGATGATCCAGATTTCTTTAACACTATTGTAGGCACAGTGCCTGCAACACCCAGCGCAAGCTCTCCGTGGATTTTCTTGCAACAAACAGTGGACTTTGACAACTTGCAACGTTACTTGTTGGTAGAGCCTGGTGTGGTAAATGCGGACTATGCCACAATTGATGCTATTGAATTAGTCAAGACTGAGTGGACACCAGGACAGATATTCTACGCTTACAGCCAAGGCACATTCTGGTTGTTGAGTATCAACGTAAACAACGTGCGCACTTTGGTACAACAGTCTGGATGGATTGCACGTAATGGCCGACAAGCATTGTACTTTCAATATCGTCATAACTCACCGCTGACTAATCGTATTGATCCAGGCACCACAAACATCATTGACCTGTATGTGGTCACACAGAGCTATTACACAGCCTATCAAAACTGGATCAAGGACACAACAGGTACTGTAGTTGAACCAGACCAACCAACCATTGACGAGCTGTCAACTGCTTATCAAGGACTTGATGATTACAAAATGATATCAGACAACATTGTACTGAACTCGGTAAGTTTCAAACCCTTGTTTGGAGCCAAGGCTGCACAACAGTTAAAAGCCACAATCAAAGTGATTCGTGCGCAAAACTCAACAGCCAGTACCAGCGAAATCAAAAGCAGTGTAGTGGCAGCCATGAATAGTTACTTCAGTATCGACAAATGGAATTTTGGTGATACATTTTACTTCTCTGAACTAGCAGGTTACCTGCATAGTGAATTAGGATCAATTATCAGTTCAGTGGTGCTGGTACCATTAAACACTCAGAAGAGTTTTGGTGACCTGTATGAGATTAGATCTGAACCCAACGAAATCTTTGTGAATGCAGCGGACATAACTAATATAGATGTGATTGATGCCTTGACCAGCACCAATCTTAGAACAGCACCTGGCAGTGGAGTCATTTAATGGCAAAAGTACGAAGCGTAGATTTTTTACCTGAAATATTTCAGACCGATGTAAACAAACAGTTCCTGGCGGCCACGCTGGATCAGTTGATACAGGAACCCAAGTTTAAAAAGACTCAGGGTTTTGTTGGTCGCACAGTGGGCCCAGGTGTGAACCCCAGTGAAAAGTATGTTGTGGAGCCTACCAAAGTTCGTGCTGACTACCAACTTGAAGCAGGTATTATTAGTCTTGTACCAGATACCAATACCATTAAAGATGCAATTACCTATCCTGGATTGTTAGATTCAATTACCTATCAAGGCGGCAATTCTACTCGTCCTGATCGATTGTTTGAAAGCGAATACTACACCTGGGATCCGTTTATTTCCTGGGACACATTTATTAACTTCAGCCAGTACTTTTGGTTGCCCTACGGTCCTGATGCAGTAGACGTTGCAGCCACAGGTGTGCCAGCATCTAATAATTTCACAGTCACAAGAGCCAATGGCGTGTACACATTTTCTGGATTACAAGGCAACAATCCAACTGTTGACTTGGTTCGTGGCGGCAGCTATACTTTTGATGTTGCACAAAACGCCAAAGAAACAGTAAACTACAACGTCAGCAATGCTGGTAACAGTGCATTTGTCATTGACTTTGCAAATAATCCTACATTGACATTGGCACGTGGTAACACCTATGTGTTTGCCATGAATCTCTCTGCGCCTTATCCTTTTTATATAAAATCTGCACCCAGTACAGGATTGAATAACATCTACAGTTCGGGAGTGACCAACAATGGTGCAATTACTGGACAAATAACATTTGTTGTACCACAAGACGCACCAGACACCCTGTACTATTCTACCACAACAGAAACCAACCTCAAAGGTCAAATCAACATTGTTGATGGTGTGCCCGGCACCGGCCCAGGCTTCTGGATTCAAACAGCTCCAGGTGTATCGGGAAAAGTTCCTACCACTCCAAATATCAGCAGTCGAGATGTGTTTGGTGTGACCAACAACGGCGAAGACCTTGGTACCGTTACGTTTAATGTGCCAACTAAAACCGCACAAAGTTTTTACTACGGCCTACCGTTAATTTCCTACAACAATGGCGCAGTTGATTTAGTTACTGATCTCAGGTTTGATCAGATCAACAACATCAGCCTGGAAAATTTCCTTGCCACCTATGGCAGTATTGACGGTATCACTGAACTTGATAGTCGCACCTTGATTTTTGATAACCCTACAGTAGATGCCGAAACTGCTGGCTGGTATAGAACCACATTCTTTGACCCACTGGCACAG